CTCATAAACCTCACGGCCAAATTCAAAATACTTGAGAGCAGCATTAGATATCGCTTCAGCAGAAGATTGTTCCATTGAAAGTACATCACTCTTCATATGCGCATGCAACATTTTGGCAATCGAACCTTCTTCACAAGGACAACGATAAAGTTTAAGTTCGTCATCCCAAACAGCAAAATGTTTTAAAAAACTTGCTTCTGATAAATTAATATACGGAACTGATTTGGCATCTTTTTCTGCCATAGTATATTTAATACCCATAGACTCAAATACTAATGCGATGCGAGTGTGGTTAACACTAGCAAATCCTTTTTTAACAGTCATAATATTATCATCACCATAAGTCATCAAAGAAACAACATCTCTAAATGGAGGAATTTTCCACCAACCATCATCTTTAGCAATTGTATAATATGCATAACGCATATACAATGAATTTACCAATGAATTAATAATAACCGTCAAAGGATGACCGGATGGATTGGAACCAAAAAATTGCACTATGGTTCCAAAATAATCATATGTGGGATAAGTAATTTCAGTGGCAATACCACGCATAATTTCTAAATCACGTTCAGAGTAATTTCCGCTCTTCTCAGCAATTTGAATCAATAACTTAAATGCTGCAAACATAAAACGAGCAGACATACGAGCATCAAATTTAGCGTAGTCACCAGCAATTCCTCGCTCCCAACCATATTTACCGATGTGTTTATATATATCAGTCCATTCTGGAGACTGTTGAACCACACCGACTGCACACTCGAACAACTTCTGATTGCGTTGCACGAGTGCAGCCAAAGAAAGGAAATATTTGCGAACCAATACAATAGTTGCAAAATTACAAGCAGCAAACACGCGTACCTTATCTTTGGTCATCTTTGTAGGTTCATCCTTAAGTGAACCCTTGAAAACTGTATTAATTCGCTCTCCACGAGCTAAACAATTTTCCAAACGCATAACCTCCTCCCAAAGTTCTTGAGGAGCATCACGTACACATGAAATTCCATTAACAACACGATCCGATTCACTAACAATATTAGTTTTTGGGCCCTTGTGTGGAAATCCACGCGAAGAAGCAAAATTTATCGCATTAACTCCAAGCACTCCATCCAAACCAGATAAATTAGCATCATCTGAAATTGGACGAACTTGTTTAAGTTCTGTTTCTCCAAGACCAGTTAATACTGTCGTAGCATAATCAAGATATGCCCTATCAAGACGATCTTGATCAACCAAATAAGCAGTATCAACTTTTCCAGCTATGTCCACCTCTTTATGACGACTATCAGACATACCTTTTGGTTTATCATGAATTTTATCAATCCCCATGACAGATGTAACAGCACTTGAAATGAGTGAAGTAACAACTTTACTCTTAGGAGAAGAAGAAGGTTGATTATGTGCCCCAATAACCTTAATTTTACTTCCAAGTTCAAGATTGCGAGTCACGCATTTTTCATTTGGAGCTTGTAAAGGTCCCACATTGACGTCCTGAATTTGAGTGTCAAAAGGGACAGAAGAATGAGAAAACAATACGGAAGGTCTAGCCATAAGTTTTTTCTTAGCTGCATTGTAAGCAGCAGGTGTGAGGATACCAGCACCTCCTTGACGATTCCTTCCTGCTAAGTGAAAACCTACTATATGTTTCCTTTTGCCAAGACCAACAAGTGTGCCCATGCACAATCCATTAAAAGTATTGACTGGAAACGAATAATTCACTCCCTTGAAGAAGCCGCCACGAGTCGTGATAACTCTACCATATGTAGCATTAAATTTTTCACTGACTTTAACATTACTTCCATCATTGAAGACCATTTTACACTCTATATGTTTATCATTTTCTACTTCATCAAGAGGTAAAAAACCAGTCAAATCTTTTTGATCTCCTAATTCTGGTAAATAAAGAAGACTTAAATCACCGACAACCTTTACAGTTGAAGCAGAATCCAACATAATATTGGCAAAATTTCCTGCAGGTCGACGAATAATTGCCTTCATAGGTTCCGAAGGAACAACATGGGTTGGCATAAGCCAAACATTGCTTTCCATAGGAATAATATTGCAAAATTCACCGTCTTCCTTTTCTAAAATACACTGTCGCTTCTTTATGACATCGATAATACGATCATCTGTTGTAGTAGAAGCAGCATGTCCACGCACTAATTCAAATTTATTGCGCTTCTCACGAAAAAGACGACCAACATCACCCCAAAATGGAGTTTCATTCTTCTGGTATTTAGCTTCATTTCTAATAAAGCCGTGATTGTCACCATCATTATCTCCACTCTGATTAATACGCAAAGTTGAAAAATACATAGAAGCTGCGGAACGTAGAATACGCCACAACCATAAACCACCAAAAGCAAAAAGAATTTTCCTTTTAGTTTCCCATGAAAGTTCTCCAAACCAAACTGAAGGTCGAGGACAAGTTGCCCAATGTTGGATCATTTCATTGCGCATATGCGTAACTTTCCAATATATAAAAGTACAATAAATGCACAATGCCGCAATCATAATGCACGCACCATAACGCGCACCGTGAAGTTCATTAATAATAGCCATTACTATAACAGTCATTAGCTGAGCAATATGTTTTTTCATAAGTTCAATAATCATTGCACGATAACTAAAACCAATCAAAAGCATACCTGATTGGCTCATAAAGAAACTATGCAACCACGTATCTATGCGTGTACAAACACGTTCTTCAAGGGCTAAATACCAATCACGAACCTGTGTAACACCAGGCAATCCTACTTGTGAATCAAGAGATTCACACTTACAAAATTGGCTTGGCATGTGACATGATGGACAAATTTCAAATTCATCATTAGAACGTTGTCCAGTAACAAAATTTTTCTGGCCTTCAAAATGATCAAGAGCTTTAACTCGAAGAAATTTAAGAAGTTCCTCAATAGTAAGCCATTTATCAGCATCAAAAAAATACTTCTTTTTGAAAGACTGATTAATTTGTTTATCCATCTTAGATGAACTTTCCTTTTCTTCAGGAATCCATTTGTACGCACGATATAAACCGTAATCTGGAAACATATCGCTTCCAAAAACACGAATCTTTCTAGTGTCTAAACGTGCAGTATCTGCCTCTCTATATTCAGGTCGAACAATTTGCTCAATATGTACATTAAAACGCCTGAAAATAGCTTCGGGTTCATTAACCCACAAAGAAGCATCTAAATCATCCACATTAGTTGTTGCTGTAACAACACGAGGGTCTAACATAACTTGACCTTTTTTCTCAGCCTCCGCAACTGTTGCTGGCATAGGTTGATTATTATTTAATAAAATGATTTTTTCAATGGGACATTCAGTAGCTTTAGTCGATTTAACTTGAGCAATGTCATCGATTCTAATAATAGTGTGATGAGTAGCTATACCAGACATAAATTTATCTTGCTCATTCATAGAAAAGCAATTATCAGGGTGATTATCATAACCACCAACTCCAGCAATATAACGACCAACACCACTTGCGATGCATGTCTTTCCAACACTAGATCCACCAGTAAAAAGAACACAAAAAGGTGCTTCACGTAAAGTCCCTTTCTTTTGCTTACATCTACCTACTGCAATTTTCCTCAAATTAAGAAGACGAGAACTAAAATAGGTTCTTTCTCCATCCTTACATGTTTTAATCTCATTGAGACAATGATTGATACAATTATCAAGTTCGCGATCAAATGATGCAAAATCCAAACTACCAGTACGACCTACATCAATCAAAGGCCATTCTGAAATAATTCGAGTATACATGTCTTCAAAAGCATTTTTTGGAACATCATCCCAAAAAACTGAAATACTACCGCACTCAATAAAACGAGCAAAACGCTCAAAAACCTTCTTATTAAGAGTCCACAACTCAGAAATAACTTCAGTTAAAGTAACAGTACGATGAAGAGGCTGGGTCTTAAAAATACAAACTCCCATGAAAGAAAGTTCAATACGCTTAAGCCAACCAATGGCTACAAACAAACTCAAAATGACATTAATTTTCTTCAAAATTTCTGAGTTTGCAATTTGAGGTAAATTCTCCTCAAGAGTCAGTCTCACAGAAGATAAAACTTCCCAAGGAATAGATGGGATTTGAAATTCTTCCATGATGTCGCGAAAATAAAACCAAGTATTGCCGAGAAAGTCAAAAACTTCATCAGACATATCGTAAGCAAGATTATAAAAATCTTTTTTACCAACCTGAGAATGAAGTGGTTGCTTCTTATTCTCAGCACATTTCTTATTCTCTTTCTTTTTCTGCTCAAGCTGCTGCGCCGCAATGGCGCGCTTCTTGGCAGCATTCCTCTTGTTTTTCTTCTTCTTATCCCACTTACTCTGGGCATAAAAATCCCCACCTTGGGAAATTAAAACAAAAGGAAAACGAGCCCTAAATGGTGTAAAGGGCAAGATAATATAATGGATGACCATAATCCATATAACCACATCAATAATAAGTGGTTCCCAAATACATGGGGTAACGCCTGTTGTGTTGCTATTGTCATTGTTTCCGCAAATAAAAGAACTATTCATATTTATAGGGAACAGGCAAATTCGTAAAAGAATTCTAAATAAAATTTCAAACAACAAGTTAAATAAAGAAACATCAATTCTCTCAATTTATATCCTTATATCCAAAAATGACGGGCAAGGCAACATACCCTATACGCGCGGTAACGCGTACTGAAACGGAAATGTAATATAAATATATT